ACTGCCAGCTATATTTATCAATTGATGATGTTCAAACAAGCACGCGATGCTTATCAAAAAGAATTTGAAAAAGCAAATAAGGAAAAAAAGCTTCAAAAGTAAAAATGCCAAAGCTCTTAGTTGAAACGTGGGTCGATGTCTATTCGATGTTGACCGACGTTTTTTCTATGCCTTCAGATTTGGTTTTAAGCGATATCTGTTTAGATGACATTTTGCAAATGGCTTACAACAAGAGTGCTTATGAAGGATGGAAAAACTATGCAATAAACCAATCTCAGAAAAACTAAAGAAAGGAGGTAAAAAATGGCTAAAAAGAGAACAGAAGCAGAAGTAACTTTCATAGCTAACGATGACGGATTGAAATCTACGTTAAAAGAAATCAGTGCTGAATTAACTAAAAATAGAGCAGAATTAAAACTAGAACAAGCTCAATTACAACAGACTGGTTCTGAATCAGACAAGTTAGGAAGTAAATTATCTTCTTTAGAAAAGCAGTATGAATTACAAAGCCAAAAAGTTGAAGTAACTAGCCAACGTTTAGCCAATGCCAAAAAATATTATGGAGAAAATTCCACCGAAGTTCAGAAACTTGAGAGAGAACTGATTAACCAACAAACAGCGCAACAACGTTTGTCAAACGAAATTGATAAAACGAGTAATACACTAGCTCAAGCAAAAGGCGAAATACAGACGTACGAGTCTACAATGCAACAGTTGGATAGTGAACAAAAAAATGTTCAAGCTAGTGCTTCTCTGATTGAATCCGAATACAAAAAATGGCAAGTAACTGCTGGTCAATCAGCTTCTGAATCCGAGAAATTAGCGAAAGCCCAAGAATATGTTTCTCAACAATCTGAAAATGCAGAGAAAACGATAGATATCCTGAGACGACAGTTAGAAGCTACACAGTCTGAGTTTGGCGCTACATCCACAGAAGCAATGCAGATGGAGGCGAAGCTTAATGATGCTGAACGTGAATTTGAAGAGTTAGGACAAGCTGCTAAAAATGTAGATACAACTAACTTGGACGATATCGGAAGCAAAATAGATATGAATAATTTAATGGAAGCTTCTGACGTTTTAAGCGACATTGGCGATAAGCTTACAGAATTAGGGAAACAAGCAGTGGACTCTGCTAACAGTGTAGGTAGTTCCCAGAGTAAAATACAAGCTAATTTTGGTTTGACTAAACAAGAGGCTGAAGAATTAACGAATGTAGCCAGAGACATTTATTATAAAGGTTTTGGAGAATCGTTAGATCAGTCCACAGATGCATTGATTTTGGTAAAGCGTAATTTAGGCGATTTAAATAATCAAGATTTACAAAATATTACGGAACAAGCTATGGTCCTAGAAAACACCATGGGCGCTGATATGGATGAAACGTTACGTGGTGTAAATGGCTTAATGGTCAACTTCGGATTGAGCGCTCAAGATGCAATGGATTTAATGGTTTCGGGTACTCAAAACGGTTTAGATAAAACGCACGAATTAGGCGACAATATGGCAGAATATAGCCAATTATGGAGTCAAATGGGATATTCAGCTGATGAAACGTTCGGAATGCTTCAAAATGGTTTAGATGCGGGTGCTTATAACCTTGATAAAGTCAATGACTTAGTTAAGGAAATGGGAATATCGTTAACAGATGGTCGATTTGAGCAAAACATGGATATGTTTAGTGAAAGTACTAGAAAAGCTTTTGAAGAGTGGAAAAATGGTGGAGGAACACAAAAAGACGTTATTAATTCCATGATTCAAGATTTTAGCAATATGGATGGTCAATACGACCAATTAAATAAAGCTTCTACAATTTGGTCTGCACTTGGCGAAGATAACGCGATGAAAGTTGTCCAATCTTTGACTGATGTTAACCATACATTTGATGATGTTAGTGGATCTGCACAAAAAATGAATGAAGATTCTACTACTCCGTTACAAGAATTAAACGGAAAAATAGCTGAATTAAAGGATTCATTAGCTCCTATAGGCAACACAATCATAGATGCACTCGAACCAGTAATTGATTTTCTAGGAAAGATGGCTGATGCGTTTAATAATCTTCCACAACCAGTACAGGATTATGCCGTAGCGATTGGCGGATTGACTGCTGCATTTACTTTATTAATGCCAATAATAGTTGGCTTCATGGCTCTAGGTGGTCCTACTACATTAATAATAGGAGCAGTTATTACTGCTATTGCTGGAGTTATAGCAATTATAAAAAACTGGGGCGCAATTACTGACTGGTTTAAGGGAATATGGAGTAAATTCACTGATTGGTTGGGTGGTACTTGGGAAAGCATAAAAGAAGGTGCCTCATCAGTTTGGGATGGAGTCAAAGAAACCTGGTCTGGATTTGTAGATTGGGTTCAAGAAATTTGGCAAGGAGTTTCTGATTGGTTTGGAGAGTTATGGAGCGGATTAGTTGAAGGAGCTTCCAACATCTGGCAAGGAGTCCAAGAGACTTGGCAAGCATTCGTTGATTGGGTTTCAAATATTTGGAACGGAGTCAAAGAAGTATGGTCGATTATTTGGGCAGACATTGTAGGAATTGTTCAAATACCATGGACATTAATAACGTCATTGATTCAAGCTGGTATTAATATTATCGTGGGTATCTTTGATGTAGCTGGACAGTTATTAGGCGCAGCTTGGCAAGCTGTTTGGACACCTATTTCTGATTTCCTTAAAAATACTTGGGATACTATGACACAATGGATAAGCATCGCTTGGAATGGAATTGTAACTACATTCCATACTATATTTGATCCAGTAGTGGCATGGTGGAATGGTATATGGACATCTATTAGTACTACGGCTTCAAATATTTGGAACTCAATTAGTGCAACAGCTTCTAGTATTTGGAATAGTATCAAGAATACAATCACTAGCTTGGTACAAGCAGCTGCTACAGTAATTCAAAATATTTGGTCAACTGTATCTAGTTGGTTAGGTGGAATTTGGAATTCAATCAGCTCTACAGCATCAAATATCTGGAGTAGCGTGACTAGTAGTATAAGCAATGCTATAAACGCAGCTAAAAGTGCCATTCAAAGTGTTTGGAATAGTATATCTTCGTGGATCAGCGGAATTTGGAACGGTATCAAAAACACTGCTTTGAATCTTTGGAATGGAATTACAAGCACTATTAGCTCTAAAGTAAACGATGGAAAAAATGCAATTTCAAGCGGTTGGTCCAATCTAACAGGTATTGTTTCCGACATATTCAATAATGTTAAAAGCACGATAGCTAATATATGGGAAGGTATCAAAAAGACTGTTAGCGCTCCGATTGATTGGATTAGAGATAAAATCAGTAGTGTCTTTGATAATTTGAATATTTCTATACCACATATTCCGTTACCACATTTTAAATTGAGCGGAGAATTCAATCCATTGAAGGGGAAAATCCCAACATTGGGTGTTGATTGGTATGCGAAAGGTAGTGTGTTTAATTCTCCAAATATTATCGGTGTAGGTGAATCAGGACCTGAAGCAGTTTTACCTTTGAAAAGATCTGTGCTGCAAGAAATTGGTGATCGTATCTTGAGTAGCACCTCAGTTTCATCTAGGACACAAGCGGTTCAACCTGTGAACAATTACGAATTCAATTTCACAATTGATGGTAACGCAGATGAAGTCACTATGAAGCAAACAACTCAACAAATCATTGATAGCATTACAAAAGTTCAAAATGATAATGCTTCGGCATGGCGTTAAACAGGAGAGTATTTCTCCTGTTTTTTTAGTATTAAAAAGGATGTGAAAAAATGACTGATTGTATACATTCTATAATCGATGGATTTCCTGATTATTTGCATAAATTGGCTTTAGCTGAAAGACCAACCATACCTTCTCCAAAAAGACAGAGAGTTGAAACTTCTGTTTTAGGAAGGTTAGGTGGCTTAGTGCAAGATTACTCGTTTGAAGACATGTCGTTTACATTGCACTATAACTATTTAGAGGATGTGGAAGACCATCAAGCGTTCAAGCAATCGTTTTATATCATGCGTCATTGGTTAAACTATGCAAAGAAATTAGAATTCTCTGACGATCCCAACGTCTATTACGTTATCCAGACTATCGATATTGGGGATGCAGAAAACGATATTGTTGAATGGGGAGAGTTCGATGTAAATATTACTGCGAAACCATTCGCAAGAGTTCAAGAAGATGTACCTATAACCGTAGATAAACCACAGTCATTTAACTTGCTGAATAATAGTTTAGAAGAAAGTTTTCCAAAGATTATCATCACTCCTTCAGCTACTTCATGCCAGTTCATCTTAAATGATTATGTGTTTAGTTTCGAAGGCTTAGTAGCAGGAACTGATGTAGTCATTGATAGTGATTTGATGCTTTGCTACGAAGAGCAATCGGACGGAGATATTTTAGATCGGTCCAACAAAATGAAGACCATGCAATATCCGACATTGCAAGTGGATATCAATCATTTTAATTGCACTGGTTTGAGCAAAATACAAATTTATCGTAACGGGTTAAGGTAGGTGAAATAGATGATCGATAATTTAATAACTATTTACGATAAAAATGACGCGAATAATTTAGCTGAACATTTATATGATACGCAAGGTTTAGGCGCTTTGTCAGACTGGTTAACAGCTACTGTTAGCAATAAACTAAACGGAGCCGAGATATTTCAGGGTACTTATCCAATAAGCGGAACTAATGCAGATTTGATTGTAGAAGGACGTATTATTCAGTGTTATGTAGATGAAAATCGAGCAAAACAGCGTCTACGGATTTATTATGCAAAAACTTCTGTAATAGGCAATACGATAGAAGTAAAAGCTGAACCTATTTTCAATGATATAAGAAAATCGGTGTTGAATAAATATGACAGCGGAACAGAAAAAATCACTGCTACTCAGGCATGGCAAAACGCAAAAGCTTTAGCGAAACCAGCTATCCCTTCGCAGTTTTCTTTCTCGTCATTAGTAGATACGCTTGCTAATGTGAAGATAGAAAAAGCGAATTTTTTAGAATTCTTTGGTGGAAAAGAGGGATCTATTCTAGATCGATTTCATGGGGAATTTCTTAAAGATAATAACACATTACATCATGAAAAAAGGCTAGGTACGGATCATAAAATCAAAGCGATTTATACTAAAAATTTAACTGGTCTTGACTTAGAGATAGATGCTCAAAGCGTTTTAGTTGGAGTTTATCCATTCATTAGCAGTTCTTCAGAAGGAGAAGACGAGATCACTCTACCAGAAGAAGTCATTTTCACGGATTACGTGGATGATTATCCTGCTGGATATGTTTCTTTTGTTGATTTTAAAGACAAAGCGACTGATGTAGCCACATTAAGGGAAGCTGCTAAAGACTGGTTGAAAACAAACATAGATAAACAAAAACCACAAGTGAGTGGTTCGATTGAATTAGTACCATTGAGGCATCAAAGAGGCTATGAAAAATTTGTTGATCTAGAAAAAGTTTCGATGGGTGACGGAGTAGATGTGTATCATCCACAGTTAAAAGTGAATATGTCAGCGAGAATTGTGGAATATACGTTTAATGTTCTAACCAATTCATACGATAAATTAGTTGTAGGAAACGTCAAAACAAACTTCTTAGAAAACACAGAGAATAATGTAAGCAATTTGATTAATGATGCCATTGATCAATTGAAAAATGGTGGCGAAATCAGTGATTTAATCAATGATATTGTAGATCATCAAACTGATATGATTACTGGTCAAAATGGTGGTTATGTTTTATTAGATCCTAAAGAAGCGCCTAGTCGTATTTTGATTATGGACACACCAGATAAGAATACCGCAAGGAATGTTTTACAAATCAACAATGCTGGTATTGGTTTTTCTAAAACTGGCATTAATGGAACATATGAAACCGCATGGACATTAGATGGCGGATTCAATGCCTCGTTTATTACGGCTGGTGAAATAGTAGGAATTACTATTAGAGGTACTACATTAATTAGTGATGGCACTGATTATAGAACAAGTATTGCTAATGGCAAAATGACTTGGTACTCAAAAAAAGTTAACAAAGATATTATGGAGCTAGAAGCACGTGATTATGTAAGTGCTGATGCCGGTATTGTATCATACACCATGAAAACTGGTGGTGGTTTCATGATTAGAAATCCACAGGGTAACTTGGTTTTTAGTACGTGGGATAATGGTAATAACAGACCGTTTCTATCTTTTGGTGCGCCCAATTTCAGGTATAGCAATGCTAGTTATGTAACTTCTGGCGACGGTAGTTCTTTAAGCATTAATGGTAGTGCGGGTAACTCATGGGAATTTAAGGTAGCTGGTAGGACTATGAAATTTACTAGTGATGGTATGCTAACGTTGCCAGGTTGTTTTTTTGGTTCATGGGAAGATGGGAAACTTGCTAGGTTTGAACAATCAACGGTACAAGTATATAAAGATTTTACTGTTAGAGGTACTAAAAACTCAACCGTACCAACAGAACATTATGGACAACGACTATTAAACGCTTATGAAACTCCAGAATATTATTTCGCTGATTATGGGGAAGCCGTTACAGGTGATGATGGTAAAGTTCGTGTTGATATTGACCCCATGTTTGCTGAGACAGTAAATCTAAGTCGATATATGACACATGTGACACCTACAGAACTAGTTTTGTGTGCTGTTACTCATGAAGATATTGACCATTTCATCATTGAAACTAGTAAGCCAAACGTATTAGTTAGATGGAATTTAGTGGCACACCGTCTAGGGTATGAAGATATTAGATTAAAAGAGGATACAGCATATGATAGCACAGTGCTTGACCAAAAACGTTTTTAAAACGAAGACAAGGAGGTATATAAATGGCTAGCAGTTTATATAATTTGGCTCTAGATTTCAGCAAAGAATTAAACTACACCAAAGCTATTATGGCTCGTCAAGGTGATAAAGGGATTACAGTGACTGTTAAACCATTTTTAAATGGCTTGCAGATGGATACGAGTGGCGGAACATTTACTTTAAAAGGAACAACGCCATCTAACCGTTACGTAGATAGTGTGGCAACTAGTGTAACTAGTGAAGAAGTCACGTTTTCTCTTGATGGCACATTTATGAGTGAAGCAGGATATTATAAACACTGCTACGTAGAATATAGAAAAGACAATCAAATTTTAACAACGCAAGATATCATTTTTTTCTCACTAGGAGTGTCTGACATTTCGCAAGGCCAAGCCGATGAATACGTTTCGCAATTGGAAGAGTTGATTCAAAAGTATAACGAAACTTTTGATGCTTTTATGGCTGAAATCGAAGGTAGAGTGGACAGCTTAAATAAACAGATTACTGATTTAACTGGTCAAGCTAAAACACTACAAGACAAGTTAGACGCTCTGAAAGAAGAAATTTCTAAATTAGGTAACTTGCAGGTGATGTACAGTAACAGCATCGACTTCGGGGGATATGATTATAGCGGTAAGCCGAATTTAATGTCCAAACTAAAATCGAGCGATTTTAACGTTGGTTACCACGGGTCACTAACTTCGGATAACGAAAAGCTACATTTTACTTCTGATGGTACAGGAAGCATTATTATGTTTACGCGTATTAATACACCTCAGCTTGCTAGTGGGAAAACCTATACTCTGAGTGCGAAAGTTCGATTTGATGAAGGAACTACAGGAGCTATTGATAAATTACGTTTGGTGTATCGTACATCACCAGGAGAAAAGATATTATTGGAAGCAAATAGTACAAATATTACAACAGATGATGTAGGGAAAGAAATAACAATCAAAGGTACAGCTAACGTTAATTATCAAATCACAAATTTAGATCGATTTTATATGAGTATTAGCTTTGTTGACAGGGATAAAATAAATGGCGGATTTAAGTTGTACGACATCAAAATCGAAGAAGGCTCAACAGCCACACCGTACCAGCCTAATCTACTTGATGCACCGTATTATTTGAGTAAGGTGGCTTTGGGTGAGAATCTAATTAAACCAGAATCACAACAACCAGTTACTAATAGTAACTATCTTATTAACACCTATAACATTAAACCAATGGTAAAAGGTAAGAAGTATACCATCACACTTGAAGGAACTAAGCCAGCAACACAGGTTTTTAGACCATTTTTCACACGAGCAACAGGAGATGCATGGGAGGTTGGTGACTTACAACCAGTAGAAGGGTTAACTGATGTTTGGTCTGGAACATTTACAGCAGCAGCTGACCCACACCCTACCAGCCCACAAGTTCAGATTTGTCAGGTACCAAGCACAAGTTTAGGAAACTGTACAATTAAATGGTTAAAACTAGAGGAAGGCGACACACGAACCCCGAATATTGAGCAATATAAATACCGAGGAATCGGCATGCGAGACTCAAACAATCCAAAAGATTACGTCTGGGATCTAGCACCAGAATATGTCGAAGACAATCTGGCCACAGATATTAAAATTTCTGAAATTACTGGTAAAGCAAACAATTATACCGATGGGAAAGTATCGGAGATTAATTCGCAGTTGACTGCTTCAATTAATGAAGTAGACACCACAGCTAAGGATGCTCAAACAAAAGCGAATGCTAATGCGACTGCTATAGATGAATTAGACAATAAGATCGATGAACGCATTAATGATACAGCTACTACCACATTAACAGTTACAAACGGGAATACCGGATCAGCAAAGCTTTATCGTGAAGGAAAAACAGTTTCTATATATTTTGTGGCTTTAAACGGAAGAAGCAGTGGTGGAAATGATTCAACGATACTAACAATTCCAGAAGGCTATCGGCCACCAATTAGTTTTGAGCAACTGGTTGGCTCGATAGACCGTTCTACTTTGAACAGTGCTCAGTTATCTATTGGTGCAGATGGAGCCATTAAATGGCGAAGAAACTCAAGTTATGGATCGGATTATACCTTTGCAATTACTTACACGATTTAGAAAAGCGTGAATCGATATGAAGGCAGCATATAGACCAATTGAACCTTACGGATTCGAGCAAATCATTGTGAATGATGAAGAACATTTACCGGAAGAATGCACAGAAGTCGAACCACCGATTCCAAATTGGAAACCGAAATTCAATTACTGGGAGGGAAATAAATGAAAAACATTTGGAAATATGGACGTACTGGCGGAGAGTACGCAGGAAAAGTATTGGACGACATGCTTGTATCCGTTCCTTACACAGATCAGCCACCGCTTGAAGGAATTCGTGCTGATGGCGAACCGTTAACAATCGCTGATCAAATGTTTGATCCTAAATTGAATCAATGGATTATTTTAGCGAACGCACTAGATCACAACGATTTAAACAATCTCAAAGCAATGTATGAGTCGTTAGAAAATGAGAACGGCGATTTAAAACAGATCAATGCCAAACTCATGCTAAGCGATGTAGCAATTAAACAGGAAAATACTGCATTGAAAGAAAAAGCGGATAGTTTAGCACAAATCAATTCAAAAATGATGCTTGCTTCGTTACAAAATAGCAAAGACATTTCAGAAATTAAAGAGCAACTAAATCCAGCTTCAAAGGGAGGTGAGTAGTATGTTTAGTTTTAGCGATGTGAAAATGATGTATGATTGGGGCTGTTTCACTAACGAACAAGTAATGGTTTTCGTTCCGTTGTGCATTACTGAAGAAAAAGCAGATAAAATCATTAGCAAAGAAGAGAGCGCATCTTAATTGATGTGCTTTTTATTTTGATTCAAGGAGTTGTCACATGATTAATTTAGGGGAATGGGGAGCGATAGCAGGATCAATAACCGCTATCGTTTCTTTGATTTTATTAGTAATAAAACCAATTACTGCATCTTTCTCGAAGATTACTGAGACTCTTTCAAAAGTAAGTCACAATTTAGATTTGCTGACTAAAGATTTAGAATCGAGCAAATCAGATCGATTGATGATTCATGAAGAACTAAAGAAACACGATGAAAGATTAGATACACATGCAGAAAAATTGGTAGAACACACGCAACAAATTAAAACTTTATTTAGGGAGAGAAGAAAATGAATAATAAAACGTTCGAAGTACTAAAATGGTTCGCACTGGTAATTATTCCCGCACTAGCTACTTTCGTGGGGTTAGTTGGTAAAGCGCTCAATTGGCAGTACACAGATATCTGTGTTGTCATCATTACTGGTTTTGGCGCGTTTTTAGGGAGTGTGTTGGGTGTATCAAATCGAACCTACAAAATGTTCTCGGCTGAAAGCGAAGAAGGAGGAAACAAATGAAAAAGAAAATTACTATTACTGCGATGAGCCTGTTAACGGCTCTTTTTTTATTACCCATTAATACGTTTGCTTATACTATTAATGACGAGTATAATTTAGCGCCGAATCAAGGAGACTCCAGATTAGCAATTCCTAACAAAATTATTTTGCACGAAACTGGAATAGATGCACCAGCAAGAAACGTAGCCGCCAACATGAAAAATAATTATAACGGAAGCAATTCTTATACTACAGATGTTATTGGTGACGGTGGGATTGTTTACCGTGTGGGTGAGCAAGGATATGTTTCGTGGGGAGCTGGTAACGCTAATCCTTATGCGCCTGTACAGATTGAATTACAGCGCACATATGATAAAGCATTGTTTGAAAAAAACTATCGAGCTTATATTGAATATACAAGAGATAGTGCAAAAAAATATGGAATTCCATTGACTCTTGATCAAGGAACTTCTTTATTTACAAAAGGAATCATTTCTCATTTGTGGGTGACAAATTATGTTTGGGGGAACCACACAGATCCATATGGTTACTTATCGCAAATGGGAGTTAGCAAAGAAAAGCTTGCTTATGATTTAGCTCATGGATTTACCGATGAAAATCCAACAACTTCTGAAAACAAGCCTGTCATTGATCCAACACGAGCTGGTGCAGCTAATCCTACGCTGACAGATGGAACAAATCACGCCCACATTGATCAGTTTGGGGAAATCGAAAACGCAAACTTGCATGTGGCTGGATGGCACATTGCTAACTATAAATACGAGTATATTTTCATTATGGACTACAATACTGGGAAAGAATTAGCTCGAGTAAGAGCTGATGGAATTTATAGACCAGATGTAAACCAAGCTTATAATACTTCTGGAAATGTTGGTTATCATGTATCTTTCAATATGCGTAATTTTCCTAGTAAGAAAGTCTATGTAATGATGCGGGCAACGAATGATCCAGAGGGAAACACTAAAGGCGGTGCGCAAGATTTCCATGACAAACGTTGGTATTTAAATATTCCTAAACGATAAAAATAGCTCCTCGTTGAGGAGCAGTACATAACTATATTGACAACTATAAAAATTATTCGATAAAATAGTGATGTTATCGCATATCTTCACTATCACCCATAAATAGTCACACTCCAAGCTATGCGATAACAGGTTTGTTGCCACACATTCTACTGGTTGATTGTTTATGGCTTTATGTGGCAACAACCAGTACCCTTAGCTCAGTTGGTCAGAGCAGACGGCTCATAACCGTCCGGTCGTAGGTTCGAGTCCTACAGGGTACATTAACGTAGCCATTTGAATCGTTCTGTGTTAGAATTTTTTTGAAGAGTATTATACAAGCTAAAGCTTTTCTTCATTGCCACTCAAATGAGTGGCTTTTTTATGTATCCTTTTATGGATTAATGAAAGGATGTTTCACATAGTTATACTTCTGTATATTTGAAAAGTTTTACTTTGATTTTTAAATAGAAAGACATTTGGGTTAAATTGTGAGATAATAATAAAGAAGAGTTTAAAGCGCACCCCAAACCACTTCCCCATAAGTGTGTTACGCTTTAAACTCTTTTATATTTGAAGCCATTAAAAAGCATACCATATTTTTGAAAAAAAGTGAGAAAAAAGGCTTACAATTGGAGTGGTAGTTAATTAGTGACTTATTTTTGATTTTATAGCACTGATACTATAAAATATAGATATCATCATATTACACAATCTTAATACTAACTTAAAAAATATCTCCTTTCACAAGTATGGTGATAAAATTCGTTCCGGGCTACCTTTTTAGGTAGCCTACTTTAATCTTTATACCTTTCTGGATCAACGAAAGTATACTTTATATAGTCATAACGCCGATGATCGCTACGTGCGTCCGGCACGTCAGTCATGAATCGGCTACACTAGACTAGACAGAAAAAATAAGGTGTGTAGAATAATAAAAAACACACTGGAGGATTTTTCATGTCAAGACGTCAACGAAGAACCTATTCAAAAGAATTCAAACAACAAATCGTCGATCTCTATCTCGCTGGTAAGCCTCGCGCAGAAATTATTCGAGAGTATGAGCTTACGCCTTCTTCTTTCGATAAATGGATGAAGCAAGCACAATCAACGGGCTCATTCAAAGAAAGAGACAACTTAACACCAGAACAAGCAGAATTGATCGCACTAAGAAAGAAAAATAAGCAACTCGAAATGGAGAATGATATTTTAAAGCAAGCGGCGCTGATATTCGGACGAAAAGACAAGTAATTGATGCCAACAAGCATAAATATTCCATATCAGCGATGTGCAAAATTCTAAATATTTCTCGTCAAACCTACTATTATCAAGCGAAACCGATCGAAAATGAGTCCGACTTAGAAGAGATCGTTCAGGAAGAGTTTATTCGAAACCGAAAGGCTTACGGTACCCGAAAATTGAAGAAGTGTTTAGCAAAGCGTGGGCTTCAACTCAGTCGGCGCCGAATCGGTCGAATCATGAAACGCCGCGGATTGACATCTACCTATACGATCGCTCATTTTAAAGGGCAACGAACAGCTTGTAATGAAGCGAAAACAGCGAATGTATTAGATCGGACCTTTACACAAGAACAGCCATTGGAAGCCATCGTTACGGATCTTACTTATGTTCGCGTGGGGAAAAAGTGGCATTATATCTGCTTAATACTTGATTTGTTTAATCGAGAAATTATTGGTTATTCCTGTGGTGAGAAGAAAGATGCCTCATTGGTAAAAGAAGCCTTTGGACGGATACCGTATTCTTTAACAGACGTCAAGCTTTTTCATACAGACCGGGGAAAGGAATTTGATAACCAAACCATTCATGAGATTCTGAATGGTTTTGGAATTACTCGTTCATTGAGTAGGAAGGGTTGTCCGTATGATAATGCCGTTGTGGAATCAACCTATAAATCTGTCAAAGTAGAATTCGTGCATCAATACCAATTTGAGACACTGGCACAGCTACGTCTAGAATTGTTTGATTATGTGCATTGGTGGAACTATCTACGCTTACATGGCACGTTGGCGTATGAAACACCGATCCAAATTCGACAACAGAGATTGGCGAAGCGAATCCTTGATAATGAGCGCGGATCTGATACCTCTGGAGAGGCAGCGTAATTGAATGATTGTGCTTCTGCCGGAGAAAATCAGATCCGAGGATGCTCATTGTCAAGGGCAATCGTAGCCATAACACCGCAGCATTCACAACACCTTATAATTTTTGTCAAAAAAAGTGTTGCCATTCCACTTTTTTAAATATGCGTTCTCTGCTCTTAAACGAATAACTTCTTCTTCAAGAGACTCATCTTTAAGTTTTTTAGGAATGTTTAGCTTGGAATTCATACTAATTTTTCTGCCCCTTTTTTGGCTCTCAAGTGAAGAAGCACCGCCTTCTTCATATTGCTCTATCCATTTACTTAGAGTTCTATTTGAACCGATATTAAATTTTTTAGCAGTTTCTTGGATAGAAAGACCATTTGTTTCCATATATTCTATAACATCAAGTTTAAATTTTGTAGTGTAGCTTTTGCCACCTCCAACCAAGCCTTCCCAACCATGATAGTTATAAATCCTTACCCAATGTCTAACCAGTGTACGATTTATTTGATATTTATGTGCAAGATATTTGTAGCCGCCTTCGTTATTTAAATAGTCTGAAACTACTTTTTTCTTAAAAACAAATGTATATTTCCGCAAAAAAAGCACCCCTTTTAATTAGATTTCTAGTCTAACTTTTGGGGTGCACATCATTTTTGAGGGGAAGTACATATAGTTGTTGATATAGTTGCTAATATTGTTAGCTAATTTGTTAGTAAAACTGTATACGAATTTAGATAGTAAAAAAACAGTTTGTTCCTTATATAGAGGCACTTTTACTACTGATTAAATGTCAGATATGCTTACAAATATACTTATAAATATGCTTACAAAATTAGCTAATATTTCCGTTGACAAAGCTTTGTTACTATTGTTAAACTAAATTGACTAGCAAAAGTGAAACATAAATTTATTAAATAAATGTAAAAATTAGGAGAAATCAATGTCTTATAGAGTACAATTAATAATTTCAGAAGATGTAGAAAGTCAGCAATTTGGCACTAATGTTATTAATAAAGTAATTAATCCAGCTCTTTCTATTAATGCGCCTTTAATTCCTACTGCTTTATCATTTTCTGTAACAGCTGTGGTGTCTGAGATAGAGGATACAGAAAAGATAAAAATAGTAGAAATTGAAGTTTTAAACAAGAATGAAAAACAAATTTTTTCTACGGGTGAAGTATCGGTAAGCTTGCCTCCTCAAGTTAACGATATAAACTTTAATATAAACGCCAGAAATGTCTTGGTTGAAGAAGCAGGAGAGCATTATGCTGTTGTTAAATTTAATGGAACTGAGATTGGAAGGCAAATCTTTGATATCAAGGTCAACAAACCAGTGGAAAAAAATTAAGGAGACGATACGGATGCTTGATATAGTACCATCAAATACACATCGGAGTGGTAGCTTAATAAATTTTGCTGCGATTTTTGCTTGCGCATCGGTAATTCTAGCATCTCCAGTTGTTGTGGATGCAAGTTCTACTCCGAAAACTAAAAATGATAATCAACTTGTAATTACTACAAAAAATGAGATTAACACAATTTCAAGTAATGATGGCAAAATTTTTGATGTGATAAATACGGTTTTAAAAAGAAAAGCTGAAATCAATATAAAATATGATGAAGATTTAAACTTGTATTTCTTTGTTATCAAAACAACATCTGAATTGTTTTCCTCAGATTACGATGTTTTGGATACTCTCGATAATGTATTATCTGACTATAAATATATGGGGAAATCTGTAGTAGCAACTTTGGGGGAATAAAATGTTTGACTTTAATGAATATTTATCTATTTCCAAACAAATTGAATCAGATGATAAATATAATTCTAAAGAATCTTATAGAAGAACTGCTGTTTCAAGAGCATACTACAGTGCTTTTAAAAAATCTGATGAGTATTTGAAAGAAAATTATGATATTATTTATAATGGAAGTAGCGGAAAAGGAAGCCACCAAACCGTTTGGAATTTGTTTTCAACAGTTAAGGAATTGAATACCTTAGGAATACATAATAGTGGGTATAGAATGTTAGAGAAAAGAAAATGTGCTGACTATATTCCTAATGAAACCATTACGAAAACAGATATGGCGCTGATGAATCGAGAAGCAGAAAAAATAATAAACAAACTCACCTAATGAATTTCAAGCGAGTTTGTTTGTTATTTTTTTATTTAATCTTTGTATCTTTCTGGATCAACGAAAGTATACTTTATATAGTCATAACGCCGATGATCGCTACGTGCGTCCGGCACGTCAGTCACGATATCAAACAAAAAGTATACACCCTTCTTCATTCTAGTTTTCGCAGCAGGAATTTTGAAATAGTTCTTATTAGAATAGTAGAGATTGATTAATAAGCTATCTTCGATTGCTAAAAAGAAAACTTCTGAATTCCATACTTTATAAAAATCTTTGATAAATCTATTCGAAGGGTCAAATTTAAACCATAATTGTGTTTTTCCTTCCATCAGCATAAAAGTTCACCTCAAAAAGAGTATACGAACGAATGTTCTTTTTGTGAAGGCGGAATTTAATATACTGAATAATAGAAAACAAGTACTTGTGCCAAATTATGTGCCAAAAAAATTCGAATTCAACAAAATGTAAACAAATAGAAAACCTTCTATATTAAGATTTCCTGCAATAACAAACACAACAGAAGACGTGTAATAGTTAGTCAGGAACGTACAAATAACCCCTGTATCCTTTGCGGTACAGGGGGTTATTTTGTATAAGTAGACATTGTAGTTTCTAAACTGCTATGTCCTAAACGTTTCGATACGCTAAGTATATTTACTCCTTGATAAAGTAAAATAGATGCATGCGTATGTCTTAGTCCATCAATAAACAGTCGAAGAGAAAATAGGGAAAAATTGATTACTAAAGAAAAACTTACTAGGTCGACGGTGTAGTTGATTTTCATACTTCAATAGATTCGAATTAAACGATTTCGATTGGCTTATACCAGTCCTATCCAACGAAAGATATATCGTTCTTAACTCTAGCGGTATAACTTGAAGCTTTACGTAAAGCCAATGGGAATGAACTGGAGATGACTTTTTATTATTTTTAGTAATAGCTGATGGGTTAATACTTACAACTTTCCTTTTCAAAGTACCATATAAAAAAACGGTGGGGTTGTTTAGCGAAATAAAGGATCTAAGCCAATAGCTTAGATCCTTTATTCTATGCTTTATATTATTTTTTGCATGTGTGCGAAAGTATACTCAAGCCCAATCGCCATTTCGGAAAATCGGTACTGTAGAGCCATCTTCACGGATTCCGTCGATATCCATCTTGTCAGATCCTACCATGAAATCTACGTGGGTTTGACTTCTATTCAATCCAGCTTCTGCTAATTCTTCATCGGACATTTCTGTACCGCCTTTCACACTGAAGGCATAAGCAGAACCTAGTGCTAAGTGATTCGATGCGTTTTCATCAAATAATGTATTGAAAAAGATGATGCCAGATTGAGAAATAGGTGAAGGGTCAGGTACAAGTGCGACTTCTCCTAAACGACGCGCACCTTCATCTGTATCAAGCAGTTTTGCTAAGACATCTTCTCCTTGTTCGGCAGAAAAATCAACAACTTTTCCATCTTTAAAAGTAAATTTCATACCCGAGATGATGGTGCCAGCATAACTCAGTGGCTTTGTACTTGAAATGTAACCATCTACTCGATGACTGTCAGGTGCTGTGAACACTTCTTCCGTCGGCATATTTGCCATGAATTTTTCTCCACGAGCATTATAGCTTCCAGCGCCTTCCCAAAGATGGTTTTTAGGCAATCCGATAATGATATCTGTACCGGGAGCAGTATAGTGAAGGGCAGAAAATTGTTCTCGATTCAATTCTTCTGCTTTTTTTGCTAATTTTTCATCATGCTTCTTCCATGCTAAGACAGGGTCTTCTTCATAGACACGAGTCGTTTTGAAAATCTGATCCCATAATGCCTCAACTTGTTTTTCTTCTGGCAGTTCTGGGAAGACTTTTGCTGCCCATTGTTTACCAGCCGCAGCCACGACAGTCCAACTGACTTTATTTGCTTGAGTTGCCTTGCGTAAATTCATTAGTGCTTTGCCATTCGCTGATTGATAAGACGCTACTCGATGGCTATCTACACCAGCAAATGCATCGGGATCGGCAGAAACAACGCTGATCCTGCTTGCTCCTTTTTCAAGCCATTCATCCGCTTGATCGATTTTAGATTGTGGTACATTCTCAATACGATCCGTTGCAGCATGTAAAAGAAATTCTCTTTGGATCTGGTCGTCAGTCCATTGAACGATAACCTCAGCGGCTCCTAGTTTATAAGCTTCTTGTGTGATCAATCGAGCAAGGGGTGCCTGTTCCACGCTGATCTGTAAAACAACTGTGTGTCCTTTTTCTGTGGCTACGCCAGTTTCTGCAATTAAGCGTGCATATTTTTTTAGAAGTTCATTAAAATCAGATAACATAATAAAAATTCCTCCTCACCATTTTTTCTGGTAACTATTAGCATGATACCATTTAATTATGATTCAAACAATGAGGCTTTAAATAAAAAAAGGAGGTTATTTTTTTAAGGTTAAGTTTCATGATATATGTTACTACTTGCTATTTCAGCTTGTGAAGAAAATCAAAAACTAATTTTGCATATCAAAAAAACATGTTACAATGAAATTAATCAATGGTGGAAGCGTTATAAAAAAATTAAGGAGATTAAAAAATATGGCAAGAAAAAAGACGATTACTAG